CCAGTTATGCGGATACACAATCATCTAAGGATAACTTCAAGCTCTATTTACATACTAGAGTCATTAAAGATAAGCAATATCAATGCGCTTATAACTTATACATGAAGGAATCTAGGTTCGATAGTCGAGCCGTTAACGGTAGTCACTATGGCATACCTCAGCTGCGTAACAAGAAGCTAAAGAACTTAGACGGATACACTCAGATAGATTGGGGTATCCGGTATATCGCTCATAGGTATTCCGGGGACTTCTGCCTAGCATGGCAACACTTCAAAGACAAGGGGTGGCACTAATGGTTTCAGCTGTTGATAATGGTACGTCCCATAGATGGAAAAAGATTCGGGAAAGAATACTTAGACGTGATGGGTATTGCTGCCAACAATGCGGACAGGATCAAGGCAAGCTTCATGTTGACCACATAATCCCAAGACGACTAGGTGGGACTGATTATGACGAGAATTTACAAGTATTATGTCAAAACTGTAATTTAAGCAAAGGTGGGCGTTTTTTTGGTATATCTAAATCACCCCCGACTCTCCATGAAGGCAATATCCCCGAAAACGTTAGCGTAAGTCATGACTGAGGACGATCAGGTCATAATCGGTCAACAACCAGACGACATAGGCTCAAATCGGCTGCTATCGGTTTTACCGCCGTTATCAGCTGTCACTTATGGCTCACCGACCCCTAGAATCCATACGCCGCTTAATGATTTACCGTCTAGAGGCTTCGATCTCATAGATTTAGCGGCTGACATACTCCCAGACGGGCTTATGCCATGGCAAAAGTTTGCGCTGGAGCATACGCACAAATACAAACCCGACGGTCGATGGGCTACTCCGACTAATTGCGTGGTCGTTGCCCGGCAAAATGGCAAGTCGTTTCTCCAGCAAATCAGAATTTTAGGCGGCTTATTTTTATGGGACGAGCCATTACAGATCGGCTCAGCTCACAGATTAGCCACATCTTTAGAGCAATTTAGGCAACTGATTAACCTAATTGAGAGCTCCGAAATGTTATCTAAGCGCGTACAGCGTATTAGGTGGAGTCATGGCTCCGAGGAAATCGAAGTCAAAGGTACGACCGGGCAAATTAACCGATTTATCGTAAAGGCTGGCGGCTCAGCTGCTCGAGGGGTTTCCGCACCGTCGGCAATTCATTTAGACGAGCTTCGAGAGATGAAAGACTTAGAATCTTACGCCTCTTTGCGCTATACCCTTATGGCTGCGAAAAATCCTATGATTATGAGCTACACGAACGCGGGCGATTCGCACTCGGTCGTTTTAAATGCGTTTCGAGAGCGTGGGCTTGCGGCTGCGGCTGGAGCTGACGACGATATTGGCTATTTTGAGTGGAGCGCACCGACCGACGACATACAGCTAGAATCGAATTGGCTTGCTGCTAATCCAGCGATCGGTCACACGATTAACATCGACAACATACAGGCAGTTTTAAATGATCCGCCCGAAGTCGTACAAACCGAAGTTTTATGCCGCTGGGTTCAGACGATCTCAAGCATTATCGGAGCGAACGAGTGGAATAATTGCCACGATGAAAGCGTCGATCTCGATCCTGAGAAGCTGACTTGGCTTGCGCTGGACATTTCACCGGATCGCAAATTCTGCGCGTTAGTCGGAGCCCAGAAATTGGGCGACGAACGTTTCGTCGTAAAGCTACTCCACACTTGGGAAAATTCCGTCCAGCTCGACGATCGAGAGATTGCTAATGAAGCGGCTAAATACTGTCGCAAGTATCCGCTAGAGTATTTGCTATACAGCCGCCGAACTAGCGGCGCGGTAGCTGCTAGATTCCAGCCAGCGGGTATCCCGATTTTCGACATGGATTCGGTTTACCCTCAAAGCTGCGACGAATTACTGGGTGCGATTAACTCGGGACGATTACGCCATCGAGGACAGAGCGATTTAACCAAACAGATTCTTTCGGCTGTCCAATTAAAGCGCGGCGATGGTGGCTGGGTTATTGGGCGTCGAGCTTCGCAAGCTGCGGTCTGCGCTGCCGTGGCGACAGCATTAGTTACACACTTCGCGACACGCCCAGAGATGGACTTCGATATTATGACGGGTTAGTGCTATACGGCTGAGAGAATTCGCGCATGGGTATTCGTGATCTGTTTGCGTCAAAGGTAGAAGCGGTAGCGCCGTTACAAGGTAACGACATCGAAGCTTCATATTTACCTGTCCCAACAACAGATTCGCTCTTTACCTTTAACGGCGGCGTACTTACCGCGACGCGTGAAGAAGCTATGAGTATTCCTACGATCGCTCGTGCTCGCGGGATTATCTGTTCGTCCATCGCTTCGATCGGATTACAACTCCGGGACAATACGACGGGGCTCGAAGTGCCAGCGCCCCGCGTTATTCGTGATCCCGATCCACGCGTCACCGGTAGCACGACTTACGTCTGGACAGCTGAGGATTTATTATTTTACGGCTTCGCATATTGGCAAATTACAGAATTATTCGCCGACACCATGCGCGTTCGTTCGGTACAAAGAATCGCACCGACTCGCGTCGGATATTTTTTAAACAATAACGGAACAGAGATTGACCATTACACAATCGACGGAAAACAAATTCCCGATTCTGGCGTGGGCTCGATGGTCGTTTTCTATGGCAACGACGAAGGATTATTAAATCGTGCGGGTCGTACAATTCGCACCGGAGCGGAATTAGAGCGAGCAGCTGCGAACTATGCGCGTGAGCCGATTCCGTCGATGGTATTAAAATCAAACGGAACAGCGCTGCCAGCTGATCGAATTGCAAAATTGCTTGAGTCATGGGGCGTTTCACGTCGTAATCGTTCCACCGCGTTTTTAAATGCTGACGTTGAACTACAAACAGTCGGCTTTGATCCTGAGAAATTACAGCTGTCAAGTGCGCGTTCGTACATCGCAACAGAATTAGCTCGCGCAATCGGTATTCCGGCGTTTTACGTTGACGCCGAAACTGGATCGAGCATGACTTACTCCAACGCCAATGTCACACGAAAAACGCTTTTGGATTTCAGCTTGATTCCGCTAATGACTTCGATTTCCGAACGGCTATCTATGCCGGACTTCGTTCCAAGTTCGCAATCCGTACATTTCCGTTTAGAGGATTACTTACGCGGCAGCGAAGCCGAGCGCGTCGGAATTTATAAAACTTTATTTGATATTGGCGCGATTAGCGTCGAGGAAATCCGACAAGCTGAGGACATGATTAAATGAAACTAAATATGCCGCTAACAATTACGTCAGCCGACAGCGAATCTCGCACAATTACCGGACGAGTCGTAACATGGAACGAAACAGGATCAACGTCCGCGGGGCTTACTACTTTTAAGCCAGAATCTATCGCGACTAAGAACGTAAAACTTTTACTAGAACACGATCGCACTCGACCAATCGGAAAGGTTTTATCTATGACCGCAACCGAACAGGGAATCGACGCGACATTTAAGATCGCGGAAACAACAGCCGGCAACGACGCATTAGTAGAAGCTGCGACGGGTTTGCGCGATGGTTTTAGTGTAGGAGTTAAAGTTAACGCACACGATTTCGTCGATGGAGTCCTGGTCGTTGCTAAAGGTTCGCTCGATGAAGTGTCATTAGTTTCAGATCCAGCCATCGACAGCGCTCGCGTTTCAAGCGTCGCTGCGAGCGAAACAGAAACCGATGAGGAAGTCGAATCAACAGATGAAAATTCTGATTCCGAACTAGATGAGGAAACAGAGGAAACAAATCCAACAACAGAAGGAGAACAAGTGTCAGACACTACCGTTCCAGAAAGCGCCGCTGCCGAAACGGTAGAAGCGTCTAAGCACGTCCCTATGGCGTACACCGCGCCACGTTCACCTATTGTCGATAAGGTTTCTTATTTACAGTATTCACTCAAGGCGTCAGTTTTACACGATGAGGACGCTCGCCAATATGTCAAAGCTGCCGATAACACAACATCAACAGCTCCGGGCATGGTTCCAACACCTCAGAGCCGCACAGTTATTAACGCGTTAGCAAATGCCGATCGCGGCATGATCGACGCGCTATCTCGGGAAGCTCTTAGCGCAACAGGCATGACTTTCGAGCTGCCAAAAGTTACAGCTGTCCCAACCGTTACAAACATCGCTGAAAATGGCGCGATTACAGAATCAAATCTGAGCGCGACTTACATTTCAGTACCAGTTAACTCTTTCAAGGGTCGCGCAATCTCAACGATTGAACTCATCGACCGTTCAGACCCAAGCTACCTAACAGCGCTTCTCCAGAATTTGGAATTTGCGTACGCTAAGGTCACAGACGAATTCGCAACAGGAACAATCGTCGCTGCTGGTCAATCAACAGGCGTTAACGCAAACACACCAACCGGATTCTTAGGTTTCACTTCACAAGCTGCTGGCGCTGTTTATTCATCGTCACTTGGCTTCGCTCGTAACCTAGTAGTGAGCCCCGGACAATGGACAAATATCATGGGCTACTCGGATAATGGCGCCCCGCTATACAACGCGGCTATTCCGTCCAATGCGGCAGGAAATGTTCGCGGCGATTCACTTCGCGGCGTAGTTTCTCCGGGTCTAAATCTATTCGTTTCACGTTCAATCGGAAACGCTGGAGCCACTACATCAGTCGGCGATAACTCAATGGTAGTTATCAACCCAGACGCATGGACATGGTACGAAAGCCCACGTTTTGAGCTTCGCACCAACGTTAACTCAGACGGCACAATCGATATTCTTTACTACGGTTACGCCGCAATCGCTCCAAAGATTCCTTTCGGCGCTTGCTGGAATCAGGTCTGAGTCTAAGAAATAAATCATCGGTCGTTTCGCTCCCGAGGCGACCGAGCAGAATCTAGAGAGGATCGCTAATGCCAATTATTACGGCTACGGAACTTCGTGACGTGCTGGGCGTTAGCGATTCTCTTTATTCAGACGCATATCTCGATCTTATGATCGCCAGCGCTGAGGGTGCGATCCTTCCGCTATTAACTGGTTATCAGTCAGCGATTACAGGGATCGAAGTTAAAGACGGCATGGCGTTTTATACGACTCAACGAATTAACTATTTCGTACCGGGTCAAGCTGTCGTTATTTCAGGCTGCGGAAATGCGTTTGATTTAACCGTAACAGTTAACGATCATCAAATCGCGCCGTACATATTCACCACAGCAACAGCCGCACCGGATCAAATTTTTACACCTAAAATTCCCGCAGGATTAGCCGTACTTAATGGCTCATCAGCTGAGGATCTTTATTCAGCCGTAGCGCCTGTAAAATCGGCGCTGTTAGTCGTATCAGTAGAAGTTTTCCAGTCGATCATAGCTCCGGGCAATACTTCGGCTCAGGTCGATTTCAATCCAACGCCGTTCGTACTCGGGCGCTCACTTCAAAATCGAGTTATCGGGCTCTTAGCTCCGTTTATTCAAGTCGAAAATATGGCTCAATAAATGACGACCGTTCAAGCAAACGTTAGAGCACCGTTAGCGACCGCTCTCGCTGGCGTAGCTGCGTCAGTTTACGAATCAGTTCCCGAAGCGGTAATCGCTCCAGCTTGCTTTATTATTCCGGGTACGCCGTACATGGAAACCCGTCTAATTAGCAGCGCTATTCAACTTAAGCTAAATTTTACAATTTCGGCGGTCGTCGCCTATAACAATAACGCGGGAGCACTCGACAATCTCGAGAAGCTCGCAATAGAAATTCTCGCGGCTATTCCGTCGGGATATGAAGTCGGCGACGTATCGCGTCCGTCGATCATTACGTTAGGTTCGAGCAATTTTCTAATTGCGGAAATTGACGTTTCCACTTACTACAAGCAAGAAAACTAGGAGAACAAAATGCCGACAACAATCGTCACCGGACGCGACATAACTTTCACCATCGAGGGTGCGACTTATGACGCTCAAGCTACAGCTGCGACTCTAACAATCGAGTCAACGATCAACACTTACCAGACACTAGACGGTAAGGCTTATTACACAACCGACTCACAGGGAACTTTCGACGTTGAAATGCTCGCAGACTGGACAGCTGGCGGCTCACTTTGTAATTCACTTTGGACAGCAGCGGACACAGCTCCAAACACTCCACTTTCAGTCGTTTTCACAGCTGCGAGCGGATCAGTCTTTAACTTTGACGTACAGCCAATTTTCCCAAGCGCTGGCGGCACAGCTCCAGACGCTCAGACTGTATCGCTTAGCTTTACATGCGTGACAACTCCAACACTCTAAAGAAAAGAAATCGGGAGCATGAAACTTCAAATCCAGATCGAAACGAACGACGGTAAGACAGTAACCACGACAGCGCAACCGCCTGAGTTCGCTAAGTGGGAGCAAAAGACAGGTTATACAATTCAACAGGCTCAGGAAAAAATCGGAATTTCCGATCTAATGTTCCTAGCGTGGAACGCTTTAAGACGTGAGGCAGCTGGTAAGCCCGTTAAACCTTACGAAATTTGGTGCGAAACGGTGGTCGATATTACGGTCGGAGAAACCGAAGTCCCAAAAGTTACAGCCGAGGAAGCCTAAACTACTTAATCGTTGAGCTGTCGATCGCGACAGGAATTCCGATGAGTGAGTGGGTTGACGCGGCGGATATATTGACAGCGCTCGAGATATTGGAGAAACGAAATGGCGGAAAGTAAGGAAGTCGTTCAATACGACAAAGCCGAACTTCGCGCCATTACCGGAGCCTTTAAGGCGATGGACGACGAAGCCGTTAGCCAAGCAAAAGAACAATCGAGTGCGCTAGCTAGTTATTTACAGGGCAAAATAATCACAGCAGCCGGACAATTATTTAACTACAAAGTCGCGACGAGAATCGCTGAGGGTTCTAAAGTGAGTAAGTCATCTAAAATTGGCGAATTATCTTTGGGATTTGCTTCTCAAAAATTTAGTGGCGGAGCAACAACTCGCGATCTATGGGGCGGGTCAGAATTTGGATCAAATAAATATAAGCAATTTCCCGTTTGGTCTGGGCAATTTGGTCGAGGTTCAAGGGGCTATTTTGTTTATCCAACGCTGCGAGCTGAGCAAAGTTATCTAATCGCTGAGTGGGAAAAGGCGTTCACTTCAATAGTTAAGAGGTTCGACTAATGGCTGACGGATCAAGAACGCTCAAGCTCTCGATATTAGCTGACGTCGATAATCTTAAAAAAGGCTTAACAGACGCGGGAACAGATACAGAAACTTTCGGCGGTAAGTTAAGCGGTTTCGGTAAAGCTGCGGGAGCTGCGTTCGCGGTAGCTGGTGCGGCGGCGCTTGCCTATGCTGGCGCGTTGCTAGTCGATGGCGTTAAAGCTGCGGTCGAGGACGAAGCCGCTCAGGTCAAACTTGCGACAGCAATTAAGAACGTTACAAGCGCAACGGACGCAACTATTGCGTCGGTCGAGTCATACATAACACAGACAGCGCTTGCGGTCGGCGTTTCAGACGACGAATTACGCCCATCTTTTGCGCGTTTAGTTAAGAGTACGGGCGACGTCGAAGCTGCCATGAAGTTACAAGGCGTCGCGCTCGACGCTTCCGTAGGATCTGGAAAATCGCTGGAAACTACGTCGAATTTAATTGCTAAGGCTTTTGACGGAAACACCGCGGCACTAGCCAAATTAGACATCGGTTTAACAGCTGCCGAACTCAAAACTATGAGTTTCGATGAAGCGATTGCCGCTGTAACAGCAACTTATGAAGGATCCGCTAACGCTGCGGCTGATACTTTTGCGGGAAAGATTGACCGTTTAAAGATTGCTTTCGATGAGGGTAAAGAAACAGTCGGCGCGTTCGTATTAGACGCCATTACTCCGATGGTTACGTTATTCGTCGATAAAGTAATTCCAACTCTTAGCACTCTAGCTACAGATATAGGCGAGGACTTACAGCCAGTTTTCGAATCACTAGGTACATTTTTTAAGGATACGTTTCTACCGGGCTTAACTTCTCTTTGGGATTACCTAAACAAATACGTCGTCCCGATCTTTAAGGCTGGTTTAACTCCAGTATTGGAAGGCGTTAAAACAGTTTTTAAAGCCGTCGGCGATTTGATCGAGGACAACACAGGATTTTTCAAGCTGCTCGGAGTCGGCGTTACCGCGTTCTTACTCGTTGCTAGACCATTTGCGGCGTTTCTCGGTGGAGCGTTTAAAACCGCATGGTCAGGCGTTGCGCTTATTATCAACGGCGTAAGCAAAGCAATTCAGGGCGTCGTCGCTGGCATTAACGCGGCGATCAAAGTCGTTAACTTACTTATCAAGGGCTATAACATCGTTAACAATTTAAAGCCCGGATCTAAAGATTTACAAGAGATCCCAATGCTCGCAACTGGCGGTTTAGCTAACGCTAATAGTCCTTACATCGTGGGCGAACGAGGTCCGGAATTATTCGTTCCATCTGGTAATGGACGCGTTATTCCAAATAACAAATTAGGCAGCGGTGGCGGAAATATCTATATCAACGTTAGCGGCGCAATCGACCAGGAAGGCACAGCTCGTCGAATTGTTGACGTTTTAAATAATAGTTTTTATCGCGGCACTAATGGCGCAAATGCGTTGGCGTTCTAATGACAGTATTTAATCCAGTCTGGCGCGTAAAGATTCAAGGCGTCGAATACACAACTTACACGCTGGCAAATCTAAGCATTACTAGCGGTCGAACAAACATTTATCAGCAAGCGCAAGCCGGCTATTGTAATTTAGAATTATTAAACTTAACTCAGGCAATCGTAAACATAAACATAAACGATTCAGTTTCTATCGAGCTAAAAGATTCGACTAATACTTACGTCCCTATTTTCGGCGGAACAGTCGTCGATTTCGGAATCGAAATCGTAACAGCTGGCAGCGTAGGAATTAACCAAGTCTTAAAGATAACCGCACTAGGAGCGCTTAGCCGCTTGCCTAAAGCTCTCACAGATGGCGTCTTATCTCAGGACTTCGACGGCGATCAAATCTGGACAATTTTACAGGACTTACTATTAAATAATTGGGGCGAAGTTCCCGCAGCTTTACAATGGCAAAATTACGAGCCAACCGAGACATGGGCTAATGCTCAGAACGTAGGATTAGGCGAAATCGATCGTCCGGGCAATTACGAATTAGCCCAGCGATCATCCGATCGCGTGGATATTTATTCGCTTGTCGCCGCTCTCGCGACGTCTGGATTGGGCTACATATACGAGGATTCTCAGGGTCGAATTAGCTACGCCGACTCGACACATCGATCCGTTTACCTAGCAACTTACGGCTACACCGAGCTAACAGCTAATCACGCGCTATTTAACGGGTTAAAAATTGAAACCCGAGCTGGCGACGTGCGAAACGACATTACGCTTAAATATGGCACAAATTCCAATCAAGAAGTAAGCGCTGAGGACATTAACTCAATCGACCTTTACGGACGTTTAGCGCAAGCCATATCGACGACAGTTAAACATCAAGCCGACGCGCAAGATCAAGCCGATTTCTACTTAACACTAAGAGCTGCACCGCAAGCCAATTTTACGGCAATCACTTATCAGCTTACTAATCCAGAGTTAGACGACGGCGATCGAGATTCGCTCATAAATGCGTTTATGGGCTTACCTTTAAGAATAAGCGATTTACCGCCTAACATGGTTGCCGGAACGTTTCAGGGATTCGTCG